CTACGGGGCCTTTTCTTTTTGCTGGGGATAGTTCGGGGATAGCGAAGCCTCAAGGCGCTGCATCTCCAGATCGTTTTGATCCCCATCCAGCCACTTCGAATAGGTGCGCAAAAACATCTCAACTGAGTGGCCCAGCTGCTTCGCACAGAAGGCCGGCGTCATGCCTGCCATCAGCATGGCCGTGGCGTAGCTGTGGCGCATGTTGTAGGGCCTGCGGTATCTCACCCCCAAGGATTTGAGGATCGGCGTCCAGAATGAGCGCCTGAAGGCTCGTTCGTCGTCCCATGCCGTTCCGTACCTCGGGTCTTGAAAAACGGCACCACCGGCCATTTGCGTGTGCTGGCGCTGCTTTTGAATCGCCGACAGCGCCATGCTGTTGAGATGGACGAGGCGGGCGACATTGGTCTTGGTGTTCTTTTTCTCCCCCCGCACCATCGCCTTTGTCACCAGCATCGTGCCGCTGGCAAGGTCGATGTTCGACCACTGGAGGCCGAAAATCTCCGATGTACGCATCCCAGTCCAAAACCAGAAAGCAACCATGTTGGCCGCTTGCCCCGGGTGCCGAGCTTCAAACGCCTGAACGATGTAGGAGACTTCCTCGCGGCTGAACGGGTCAGGGGGTTCCTTCTGGTGCTTGGCCCGGGGTATGTCAGTCACCGGGTTTTCCCTGATCAGCTTGTCCATCAAGGCGAGAGACATGGCCTCGCGGAGCACGCTCACATAGTTGTTGATCGTCTTGCCGGACAGGTCAGGGCGATTGGCTATGACCTTGAGGATGTCGCTGTGCTTGAGGGCCTTTACAGGTTTGTCGGGGAGGGCGGCACTCCAGAACTTGGCCGCGCTGGAATACCCGGCTTTTGTGGACGCCTCTATCCGTTGAGCGGCAATCCAGTTGGACAGCTGAGCTTCCACAGTAACGGCCTGCCCGGAGTCTCCAGAAGCCGGGAAGTATTCGGCCATCGAGAAGATGCCGAGATCGATCTTTTCCCGAATTTCGGCGGCAAGGCGCTCGGCATAGAGAATGTTTCTCGGGTTGGGCGGAAGAGGTTTGCCGCCTACATAGACGGTTCTGCGCTCTTGCTTTCCGTCGAGCGTGAACGTGATCCGGATTGATTTCTCCCGGACATCGATGCCCCCTCGACCCATGCTGCATACCCCTTGATGCTGATGTAGATGTGCCCGTCAGGGCCTTTCTTGAACTCCCGGCCCTCCACCCAATGGCCGTCTTCAATCTTACGGCGGATGGCTTTTTCAGTCAGTCCGGTGATGGTGGAGGCCAGCGGAATGACGACGTAGGGGGCGGGTGTGATTGTTGTAATTCCGTTCATTCAGTCCTCCCTACCTGGCTGCGGGAATCGCTTTTCCCAATCTCTCTTGTCCGGATACTTGCGGCGGCGTTTTGAGAGGTTCATGGGTTGCTCCTTGCTCTGATGGCGGCGGCACACATATCTGCCCAATCGTCATCAATGTAGGTGGCGCTGTTGCCCTGTTTGAACGACTCGCACACCTTTGCGCACTCCTCACGCTCATGTGCGGCCACTAGTTGGGCGAAGCGCTCAAGCGTGCTCACTGAGACGATTGAGCCGCCGAAAAGCTCACACTCCATGCTGGCATGGCCTTGGTCGGCTTCTTTCGCCATCCTGATCACTTCATCTCTGTTCACATCTTCTCTCCCAAACTGGCAGCAGCACGGACGATGGCTCTGCGGGTGGCGGCGTAGGGATCTGCGCCATACTCTTCTCGTTTGGCTGATCCATAGTCGTAGTACGCTGTTGCGTAGCCGAGCGAGGCGTGCCAGCAGACTTGAATCCCCAACTTCACAGCCAGCCGAAAGGCGTCGCCGTCGTCCCCGAGTGGGTTCCACCACTCCTGCTCAGAAGCTGGGTCAAAGCAGGATGCCATCGAACCTTCGCCTACCCACTCCAACTCGATCCCCGCCGCTTTCGCCGCCTTCTCAAGTAGCTCTCGGTCACTCATGCTGATTTCCTTCCAGGGAATGAATGGGGGCGGGCAATTCGTGTTCGTCGTCTTCCGGGGTGTGGTCCTCAATGTCGAAGATTTCGCCACAAGCCGCGCAGCGCTCCAAGTTCTCGGTAAATGGGTGGAAGTCGTCGCCATCGTCGTACTGATAGCAGACCTTGCATCCGCACTTTGGGCACGCCATCACGCGACCCCTTCTTGTCCAGGTACTGGAGGAAGAGGCCGAACGATGGTCGCGTACTGGATCGATAGCGATTTCAGCTTTTCGATCAACTCATCCATCATCTGTTGTTCATGCAAGTCTGCGCACTCGACAGTGGCAAGCGTCTTCGCGGCCTGATCCATGGCAGGAAACACCAATGCGCCCCAGTTCCTCAGGTCGGCAGTTGCCTGCTGGGGTTGGGTGGATAGGGCGGCACGGGCTTGCCAAGCCTCCCAGCGACCCTGAACGGGCCTGTCCACGTATCTATCGTTGCGCTTGTGTGCGTAGACCTGAGCATCGATCTCGTATTGCGCAGAGTCCCACGCCTCAAACGCCTCTCGTTCACTAGATGGATTCATGAGTGCTCCTTGACCGCTTGATCAGCAAAGCGCTGGGCGACCGTCACCAGACCTCGCTTGGTGTAGAACTTCGCGATTCGCGTGAAGTAGCCACGACCCGCAATGACCATGCGCAGTGTCGTCCACCGATAGCGCTTGCCGTCGAAGGTGTTGATGTAGTCGGTTGAAAAGCTGCGCACGTTGCCGTGTGGCGTCTCTACATAGCCATCAACCTCGGTATTCCCGGGCTTCGAAGTCCGGGTCAGGGCGTAGCCGCTCGGGCCCGACACTTTGTAGGTCTCGATCTCAGCCATTGCCGGTCTCCTTGATGATGATGTGGCACGAATGGTGCAAAGTGGTCGGTCGGGCGAAACCTGAACGAAGCACCACGTACTGCGTACCGCCCGGCGTGTCGCGTTTGTGGCCGATGAATTCGTATCGGTCGCCGGATCGCTTGAGCAAAAATTGCTGCCCGGGTTGTAGATCGCGGACGCGGGTCATGGGTGATCCTCCACGGTCTTGCGAAGCCAACGAGCGGCCCAATCCGCATCGGACGCATCCATGAAATGTCCGTCACCTTCGAGGTGGTCGGCGGCTTCAAGTAGTTTTCGGCGCTGGTCGTTGGTGAGGCGCTTGCGCACGGTGCTGCATGGCGTGGCGCACATCGACTGGCATGGTTCGCCGCCGACCGGACAGTAATCAGGCCTCATGTGCCGGTCTCCTTGGTGACGGAGCCTGGCTCCGGATTGCATCGCTCGGCCTGCTGGATATAGCGCAGCGCGGTCTGGTGGCGCGTCTCGCCCGGGTACTTGTTGCCCACGGCGTAGATCAATTCCTCGTAATCGCTGAGCGGCTTTCCCACTGCCGGAGGGGGTGGGGCGGAAATGGAAGACTGAATTCGTTCTCGCGCTTCAACGAACTCCGCCAACTGGCCCGGTGTCATCGTCGCGATGCGCTCTTTCAAGTACTCTCGAAGCGGCCTGCTATTCGCTACAGGGATCGCCTCCCCCTGCGCATCCAGAGCAGGGGCTTGGGGTGGAGTAGAGAACTCAAAGCCAGCCTTTTCGAGTTGTTCCGATAGGAGATGTACCTGCTTCAAGGCATCCACACGCTCCTGCCCTTGCTCAGTCAGCTCTTGGTCACTGGCGTTGATGTACCAGTGCGCAACCAGTGCAAACCATTCAAGTTGCGCCGCACGAGCATCGGCCTTCCCCTCCCCAAGCTCTGCGGCTTCAAGGGCTTGGGCGCATTGGCGGAGAAGGTCTGCTGTGTTCTTGGCGAGGTGGCCCCGATTGCGTGAGACGAACGTGTGAGAGCCGGCGAGCAGCACTTCGGCAATGCTGTCGTGCGATTCAGCGAGGCTTCGGGCCTGCGCTGCGATATGGGTGTTGGTGGTCATGGCTGGGGTTCCTCGCTGCTCAGGCCTAGGGCCTCTATCACTTCAGGCCCAACCGGGTAGTAGGTCACTTCGTCATGAACGAAAGTCACCGTCGACGCATACGAGGCTTTGCGAGTGCCGACCAGCGCGTGGTCGTCTCGACCGGCGCAGGTGAATACGTCCCCCCGGTAGCTGCGGTCCTGCTCCTTCACGATCTCTACCGTGTCGGAAAGAAAGCCACCCACAGTGCGATTCCAAGGCTTGAACTCCACGTAGAAGAAGTCGCCTTTTGCTGGGATGAATTTGCTCATTCCTCGCCTCCCTTCCCGCTGGAGCGGTCGGCAACAGCCAGCGCATAAGCCGTCATCGTGCTGCGCGCGTGATCAAATCCTTCCACGGCTTCGGCCATCTTCTTGCATGCGCTTTCGATGCGAACAGCGAAGTCGTAGCCTTGGCCTAGGTTCAATGAGTCGCCCACGGACAACTTGCCCATGTTCCCGTAGTACTTGTCCAGGCACTTCTCCAGTTCTTCGTGTGACACCTCGCACATGTACCGGCCTTCGCTGATTTTTGCGATGACTTTCATTCTGAGCCTCCCTTCCCACTGGCGCGGGCTGCGCGCACGTCTTCTCGACGAGCGTTGCCGGCATAGTTCACGCCGATGCGTCGGAACTCGGCACCGCTGACATTCAGAAGAAGCCAATCCAGAAGCTCGCCGTCCTGCGCCGCCTGCTCGGGCTGCGGCCCAAGGTAAAGCGGCTCAGATGTGAGGTAGGGAGTTCCGTTCGGAGCATCCTCATACCAGTGACCAATTTCGGGCTCGTTGGGATCGCTTATGCGATACGCCACCGGCTTCTGTTCCAGCGGCTGTGTGGCGAGGGCGGCGCGAGCGTCAGCAGCATGCTTCACGAAATCGGTTTGTCGTGTCGTGAACAACGCGTCTTTTCCTTTCGCCCACTGTCGATGAAGTGAAGCGCAGACTTCCCACGCAATAGCAGCTTCTTTCCACCCCTCCCGCTCCACCACCCCGCTGGCTGGAGAATGGGCGGCGACTTGCTCAAGCCAGATTGCATCCCCCGCGCTTTCGCAGTTGCGGCCGTCGGGGTATATCTTCACCGGCATGCCGGGCGGCTGCACGTAGACGAAATTCTCACGCGCAGACATATGAGTGACCGCGTGCGCTTTGCCGTGGTAGTGCAGCACGAACTGCGTGCCGGCATTGAAGGCTCTCCACAAAGCGGATGGTGTTGCGTAGGGCAGCGCCACCCACTTCGGCGCTTCGGCCTGCACGGGATTGCTGGCCTCGGCATAAATGCCGGTGCGTTTGTCGAAGTCGCCAAAGTGCTCCTTCTCCAGCGCGGCGTAGTCGGGCTTGCTGGCCTCGGGAGACCTGCAAAGCACCTCGTTGTAGATTGCATCGCAGATGTGGACGATCTCCTCTTTGCCGAGGCTGATGTCCTTCGAGTCCGGAGGGCAGAGCATGTCCACCAGCGGTAATCCGCCGTCCTCGTCTTCAAGGGTGTGGGTCAGACGGTGGTTCTCCAGAACCAGCTTGATCTCGTCGTAGAGTTCGGGCGCTTGCGCTACTGGTTGGGCGGCCAAGGCTGCACGGGCAGCTCGTCGGATCAGATCGTGCTCATTCTCGTGACCAGGTGCATGAAGCCATTGCTTGTAGACGGCATCAACCTGTTCGTCTGTCAGGATCGTGGTCATTGGTTCCTCGCTTTCAGCATGGCGTCGGCCATCGTGTAGGCGTCAAGAGCAAGGCCGACGCGCCACTCCGGGTCTGAGAACAGGCCAGACCCGTCGCGCGCGTCTTGCATAGCCTCGGCGTACACGGCTGGCAGCGCGCACCCAGCGAAGTGATCGCGCAGGGACATGCCTTGGTCTGGTTTGGGGGACATGGCGAATGCCTGTGGAAACGCCGGTCCACCGTCAGATTGGTTGCTCATGACTGGATTCCTTGGGCGCGGGCGATGGAGATCAACACCTCACGGAATTCGGGCGGTGTGGCACTCGCCTCTTTGCGCGACAGCGTTGGTTTGTTTCTGGATTTCCCGCGTTGGTCGTGATAGCCGACCTGGTGGGTGCCGCGCGGCCTTTCCCATCGCAGTTCAGGGGGGCCTTCAATCCCGAAGCAGTAGAGCCAAGTGGCTTTGTTTGCTTTGTGCCCGTAGGCAGATTGCCACACCTCGCACACCAAGCCGCCGGAGTGGCAGCGCTGCCATCCTTGGGCGCGAGGGCGAGTTAGTCCATGAAAGTCGAACGCGCGACTCTTTGCGGGATGCTCAAGCACGCCACCATAAGTCTGTACCGCTCGCAGCGCTGCCCGAAAACAGCCCAGGTCGTTGCCAGGTCGGTTGTGCTCGCCTCCCCATCTGGCATAGTTCACGAAAGCCATTGCTCCCCAGCGTTGGCACGGCGGGTGCGCCACCACCGGATGCGGGCCAGCGTACTTTCTTGCGTCCCTGGACTCATCCCATGGGTCGACACCAGGAAGGCCGAAATAGGCCCCCCCTGGCTCTACGTACAGGGCAGCAATTTGCCTCGGTGTATGTCCGCTCATAGCTATGCTCCTCTCTGGTGGTTAGGCGGGAATGGTCACAAGCACCGTGTTCACGCCCGTGCCAGAAGCCTTGAACGAGCCAGGAGGTAGGGCTTCGATCTCGCCACCACGCTCCGCGACCAACTCTCGGAACTCGACAGCCCTGCGGTCTTGGCGGAACTCGACGCCGTTGGCCATGACAGAAACCAGGCGACCGTCAGGGCGCAGGAACTTCAACGCATGCAGGACGTGCTTGATGTCGGCCTGCCTGGAGAACGGCGGGTTCATCACCACGCGGTGGAAATCACCGGTCGGGAACTGGTTGAGGAAGTCCACATTGCCGACGCTCAAGAAAGCTGATTCGGCGGCGAGTCGGTCGTAGTTCGCCTTCATCAATTCGTAGCAGTGCACGTGCGCGCCAAGCTCTGCGCAGGGATAGGCAATCGCACCCTGACCGGCGCTGGGCTCAAGCACGCGCATTCCGGCCTCGATCTGTGCGCGCTCCAAAATCAAGGAGACAACGGCAGGCGGAGTCGGGAAGAACTCAAATTCGTCCTTCGGAATCTCGATGCCGCCAGTCAGGATGATCTGGTCAATGCGCTCCTGAGCATCGACAGGGAAGATGTGCGCCTTGGCGCTGCGCGTCCACTTCCCGCCAGCAGCTTCGAGCACCTTGTTTGTGCGCTCGTACAGCTTCCGATCAAGTTGGCCGGTCAGAACCACGGCATTGCCGTTCACGTTTGCCGCGCTTAGGACGGCCATCACATCTTGTTCAATTCGCATCGTTCTTCTCCATTTCAGTTCAGTAAAAGAGTCAGACCGACGATCCGTCGATCAGTCCTGACAGTTGTTCGATTTCATCCAGCAATTCACGGATGCCGGATGTGTCCCAAGCACCTCGTTCCTGCTCGATGTTGTTGAGCACCGGGACCAGCTTGTCGCGCAGCTTCTGAGCAGCTTTGCGACGTGCTAAGCGCAGGGTGTAGAGACGACCTACACGGGCCATCTCCATCACGTCGGAGGTGTCTGGTAGGGCCATGTCACAGCACCAGATGCGCGCCTCGATAGCTCAGCGGGTCACGGAACGGAATGTCATCGTCCATGTCTTCGAAGCCGGAGCCACTATGGCCGGATTGCGCGGCTGGACGACCCGAAGCGGGCTTCGATGCCTTGACAGGCCGGTGGTGCAGGCGAGCAACCATCTTGGGCAGCATCTCAGGCACTGTCTTGCGCTCAAGGATCTCAGTGGCGGTGAGTTCTGTCTTTGCTTGGAACACGCCAGCAATCACCATCTTTGTGCCGACCGTGCCGTCGGTCTTGTTGTATCCCTCGGTCTCCAACAAAAGACCAATCGGCTTGCCACACAAATCGGGGTACACCTTGGCAGCCTTGGTTTCTTCGCTGTTGGTGTCACGGTCCCAATACTTGACGGTGCCGTCCTTGGGTTCGATGTTGCGCAATTGCAGGCAAGTCATGATTGCCATCAACACTTGAAACCCCATGATGGTTTCGCCATCGGCTTTCTTCGTGTACAGAGATAGGTTCGCGGATTGGCCGTTTGCCTCGAAGCGCAATGCAAGTCCCTTGGTCCCGGTGGCTGCAGTAATGTCTTCAACCTGAGTGAACGTGCCGACGTACTTGCCGATCTCCGTGATGCGGTTACCGGTTTGGTCTGCCTTCTGAGCGGCCTTGGTGTCGAGTGCGTACATGTGTTTTCCTGTGTGGTTGGTTAAGCGGTGGCGGTAAGGCCGTAGAACTCCGTCACGGCCTTGTCCACTTCGGCAAGGTCGTTGGGGATTGCGAGGTCGGCAAACATGCCGATGGGAGACTTGCAGCAGTCCTGCCCGTTGGTCTGCGTGCGAAAGGTGTATTGGCCGTTAATAGGCTCCGTGCGGAGAACGATGGTGAAAAATCCCTCAGGCACGATGTGCTGGTCAACCAGCTTTCCGACCGTCTTCATGCGCACGTTGCCGAATTCATCTGTGTTCGTGTGCGCCAGGATGTAGACGCGGCGATGCTCGGCAAGCTCACCAGCGGCGTTGAAGATGTTCCATGCGTTCTTTCCGATGTCGGTGAACTTGTCGTATCGGCACTCGCAAGGAGTGGGCAAGGGCCAGAAAAAAGGCAGGAACATCGAAACACAGCCCTGCTGCAATCCTTGCTTTGACCATCGGTGCGCGAAAGCGGTCGACGGTCAAGAACACCATGGAGAAGGCGCGAGAGGTTCGTCTTCTGGCGGCGGCTGGACTGGTACATGCGCAGATTGCGGAGAAGACGGGAGTTCACAAGGACATGGTGTCAGACATCTGCAGCAACAAGTCTTGGCGTGAATACAGCTCTCCGTTTGCTGGTTTGGGTGCTCGATGACCTGCGCAGCCTGCCAATCAGCAGAGCAGAACCCTATTTCAGGGCTGTACTACTCCGAGTGTCACCAGTGCAAGGTAAGGGCGATGGCGCATAGCATGCCGTTCTACCAGGCCGAACAAGTAGGTAGACAGACCGCCGAATACAAGCGCGTCATGACATTGGTGTTTGGTGAGGACTGGCAAGCAGTCCATGAGAGTGTGAAGGCGTACCGGGAAAAGATGAACGGGGGAAAGCAGTGACCGAAACCAAAGACCGCCCAACAGTGGAAGAGCAGTACATCACTGCTGAAGGTGGACGCCCCATCATTGCAGCGGCTGCGCTCGCGTCTATCGGAGAGAACAGCAAGCGCGTCTCCCTTGCTCTGATGCTGTGGTCTGTGACCTATGAAGGCCGATCAGAGCGGAAGAAAGAGCTTGCTGAGGCTCTTGGGCGACACCTGAACGAGCAGATGGCCCAGCGTCGCCGGCTCAAAGGTGATGCCTGGAAGATCGCCAAGGAAATGCTGGCTTGGCACCTCCATGGTGTTTGTACTGAGTGTGACGGTAGGAAGTACGTGGCGATTCAAGGAACTCCCAGCTTGTCGGACAACCTCTGCCCGCATTGCCAAGGAACGGGAAAGCGCCCTTACCCGCGCGAGGCTGCGCATTCATGGTTGGTCGGCGAGATCGAATCGCTCACGGCATTGGCTTCTGGCGAGGTGATGAAGCGCCTGAACGAGCGCATGACACTGTGAAAAAGATCACTTGCACGATGCTGTTCCCCATGGTATCGTTCGTGGGTCGATAAAAGCCCTGAGTCGGGGCTAACAGCAAAAGGGACGCCTCATCTTGGGCGTCGGTGTCTCTAAACGAGGCACATCACGCTTGCATCCTGTGGCCTTGTGGCTAGAACGCGCGTTCTGACAGGTTGCAGCCGTGATGGTGAAAGAGAACGCAGCACTCGCGACAATGACGGGCAAGCGAAAACCCGACCGTTAGGCGTTTGACGCTGGAGACGGTAATCAAGCACGGCAGAAAACCGGGGACGTGCAATCCGCGCGTGTCGCCACCATCTTCATTCAGGAACCCGCTTCGGCGGGTTTTTCGCTTTCTGGCCCGCACATCGCGGGCTTTTTTGTTGCCAAAACCACTAAGGAGCAAGACATGGGCGATGTGACGCGTGAGATGACTTTCGGCGAAAAGGCTGTTGGTCTGTCTTTCAATCCAAGCGGTGACGCGACGGTCAATGATCTGAAGGCCTGTTATGCCCAAGTCATCGACCGAGCCCATGCGCTGCGCGAGCAATCTCAAGACCCCGAAGTGAAGCGCATGGCCGCCATCGCGATCACCGAGGCACAAACCTCCCAAATGTGGGCCGTCAAGGCTGCTACCTGGAAGTAACAGTTTCGCGGGCCGCTCCCTCATCCACCACTGCGTTTTCCTCGCTGGGGATCGAGCCCGCACCCATCAAAGTCAGTGAACACTGACAACCTGACCTGACAGGCTTTCAGGGTCCGGCCAGTTGGTCGAGTGACAAGCAGGAGGGCCTATGGCCGGTCGCCCGATGGGGAAGTTGCACCAGGAAGATGTGCGGCGAAAGATTCAAGCGAGTCAATTGCTGAATGTCTTGCAGGATCACGCACTTAACGATGGCTCGGAAATCTCCATGAGCCGCCTCAAGGCGATTGAAATCCTGCTGAAAAAGAGCCTGCCCGACCTGTCTGCGATCCAGATTGATCAGGGTAATGGAGACGACGCATCGGTAGCTGATGTCGTCCGCGCATTCCATGAACGACGCGCAAGCGGTTCTTGAGTTTGTAGATCGACCGGCTGATTACGTCCGCTGCATCCTGAAGGCCGAACCTGACGTTTGGCAGGAGAAAGCACTCAATTCCATCGTTACAGACCAGCGAATAGCTGTCGCGTCTGGGCACGGTGTTGGGAAAACGGCGCTGACAAGCTGGTTGATTCACTGGTACATGGCGACACGTCCTCACCCGCAGGTGGTTGTGACGGCGAACACCAAGAACCAGCTGGACAGCAAGACCTGGCGCGAGCTGGCGAAGTGGAATCAGCGCGCCGTCAATGGTCACTGGTTCACGCACACAGCTACGCGCTTCTTTCTTAAGGAGGCGCCTGATACGTGGTTTGCGTCAGCGATTCCATGGACGGAGAACAACTCCGAGGCTTTTGCCGGTACGCACGAAGACTACGTGTTGAACGTGTTCGATGAGGCTTCAGCAATTCCTGATGTGATTTGGGATGTGGTTGAAGGCTCGATGACCACGACTCACGCGAAGTGGGCGGCCTTCGGCAACCCAACCAGGAACACAGGTCGATTCAGAGAGTGCTGGGGACGATTCCGGCACCGCTGGACCACGCAGCAGGTTGATAGCCGCACGGCGAAGCAAGCCAGCCCAGAGCAGATACGGGCATGGATTGAGGATTACGGGATTGAGAGCGATTTCGTGAAGATCCGCGTACTTGGCGAGTTCCCAAGCCAGTCTGACAACCAGTTCATAGCTGGCGGTGATGTGGATGCTTGTATGGCATATGAGGCAGACGGCTACGGCTCGATGCCGAAGATTCTGGCCGCTGACATTGCCCGATTCGGTGATGACCAAAGCGTGATTTGCAAGCGCCAAGGTCGAAAGGTCTTGCCTTTGGTCACATGGCGAGGCATGGATTTGATGAAGACGGCGGACAAGATCGCCGAAGAAATAGACGCATGGTCGCCTGATGCGGTGGTCATCGACGAAACCGGCATCGGCTCAGGTGTGGTTGATCGTCTGCGCCAGCTGAGATACGAGGTGTTCGGGTTCAACGGCGGGGAATCGCCAAAGGACAAAGACACCTACCGCAACAAACGTGTTGAGGTGTGGGGACTTATGCGCAACGCACTGCGTGAGCGCATTGATCTGCCAAAGGATGAAGTTCTAAAGGCTGACCTGATCGGTCCCGAGTACGGGTTTACGCCGACTCAGCAGCTTTGGCTTGAAAAGAAGGAAGACATGAAGCGTCGAGGGCTTGCATCTCCAGACCTTGGGGACGCGCTCGCGATGACATGGGCTGTCGCCCCCCGGGCAAAGCGCGACAAGAAGTCAGTCCACCACCAATACGGCGACACCAATTCATGGATGGGTGCATGAAACAGAACTTTGAGAACGAGCACGCAAGCTGCCAGGTGGTGCAAAACCCTGAACTCCCAGCTGACATGGAGCGCGTGCGTGAGGTGGTTCGTGTGTGGACTGACCCGGCCTTCCGCAACGAAGGCTATGCAACTGAACTGATGAAAGCGGTGTGTGATGAGGCTGATTCCGAAGGTGTTGTGTTGATTCTTCAGCCCAAGCCGTTTGACGCGAACATCGCGAAGGCTCGATTGCTTGGCTTCTATGCCCGTTTTGGGTTCGTGAAGACGCAGGATCAGCCGGTGTTGATGGCTCGCGCTCCGTCGTTCCGACCGCGCCTGACCTCTGTGGTTCAGGCTGTCGATGGGGTGGTGCGTGGCTAAGCGCAAAGGTTCTCAGGAACTCGTCAAGGACGACGGCAAAGAGCCGAAGTCCCTTGTCGAGATCGCCAAGGCCCGCTACGAACGGGCCAAGGAGAACTACGACAGCCAGCGTCTGCTGTCGATTGAGGATACGCGCTTTGTCATGGGCGATTCGGACAACGGCTGGCAGTGGCCGCAAGCCATCTACCGCGACCGGGCGAACATCAACAAGAAACCTTGTCTGACGGTCAACGTCACGGCTCAGCACTGCAACCAGATCATCAACCAGATCCGGCAGAACCGCCCGAGTGCACGCATTCTCCCTGTCGATGATCATGCGGATGTCGAGACCGCAAAGATTCTGGGCGGCATGCTGCGAGCTATTCAGGCCGAGTCGTCTGCCGACACTGCGCACGACACTGGTGCAGAACACGCAATCTACGGTGGTGAGGGTTATTGGCGCATCGTGACCGAGTACGAGGACTACAACTCGTTCAACCAGGTCATCCGCATCAGGCCCTTGATGAACCCGCTTCTGGTCTATGTGGACCCGGATGCGAAAGAGCCGGACCGCTCGGATGCGAATTGGGGGTTTGTCTTTGAGGACATCTCCAAGGAGCGAGCCCGCGAAGATCACCCTGACGTCGATCCTTTGAGCTGGGTTGAAGACCCCAGGGGTTGGGTGAAGGGTGACAAGGTTCGTCGTGCTGAGTATTTCTGGTGTGAGTACGTAGACGACAAGCTCTATTTGCTTGAAGACGGAACGACTGTTCTGAAGAGCGAGTTTCCGGATGGTTTTGAGGCCAAGGATGGAGCGATTCTGAACGACGGCGTTCCTGTTGTCGGGGTGGTGTACGAGCGATCCACGAAGCGCAAACAGTGGAAGTGGTGCAAGCTGCTCGGCGGTGAGACTGAGCCGGTGGATGAGCGGGATTGGCCGGGCCAATATTTCCCGATCATCACGGTGCTGGGCAAAGAGGTGAACGTCAATGGCGACATCATCCGAAAGGGGATTGTTCGTGACCTCAAAGACCCGGCGCGGATGCTGAATTACAGCTTTTCCGCTGCTGTTGAAACGCTGGCTTTGCAGAACAAGGTTCCTTACCTTGCGGCGAATGACGCAATTGAAGGGTTTGAGGACATCTGGGGCGCGGCAAACCTTGAAAACAGGTCTTATCTCCCTTGGAACCACGTTGACGATGAAGGAAACCCCATCCCGAAGCCTGAGCGCCAGCCAACGGCATCAATGCCTGTCGCTCAGGTCCAGATGCTGCAGCTGGCGACCGAGCAGATGCGAGCGGCTTCGGGTCAGCAGAGCGCGAATTTCGGCATCAAGTCCGAAGCTGCTTCGGGCGTTGGTATCCAGCGCCTGAAGCAACAGGGCGAGATCGCGACTTTCCACTTTCCGGACAACCTGGCCCGTGCTTTGAAGTACGAGGCAAAGGTGATTCTTGACCTGATCCCGAAGGTTTACGAGCAGCAGCGCGTTGTTCGCATCCTTGGTCTGGATGGCAAGCAGGAATCGGCCATGTTGAACCCAGACATGCCGCAGGCCTACGCAGAGACAAATGCATCGGTTGAGAAGATTTTCAATCCGGGCGTTGGACGTTATGACGTGGTGATCGACACCGGCCCGAGCTATGCGACCCAGCGCCAGGAAGCGTCTGCGGCGATGACCGAACTGGCCTCGAAGTACCCGCCGCTGATGGATGTGGCTGGCGACATTGTGATGCGGACCTACGACTTCCCGATGGCCGAGGAATTGGCCGACCGGATGAAGAAGCTCCCGACGATTGCGCCGCTCATTGACGAGAAGGGCAACGAACAGATTCCGCCTCAAGCCCAAGCCGCCATGCAGCAGATGGAGCAGCAACTCCAACAGCTGGATCAAGCGATCCAGGGCATGGAGCAGGAGCTTTCCCAGACGCAGGACAAGCAGCGTCAGGCCGAACTGAAGGCGCAGATGGAGGAATCCAAGCGCATCAAGGCCGAGACGGAGAACTACGTCCTGCGCGCTCAGAAGCAGCTTGATTCTGACAAACAACAGGCCATCAGTGAGGTGCAAGCCGCGTTCCAGCAGCCTGTACAGCAACCTGAAGCCAATCCAGAGCAAGAGGCTGCGGAAGCCGATGCGGAGGCGCAGGAAATGGCCGCACTTCAGGAGCTTGCTGGGATGGTGCAGCAGCTTGCCGGACAAAACGAGCAGGTTATGCAGGCCCTGCAGGAAAGCACAAACCTCACCGTCCAAGCCATCTCTCAGATGCAGGACGCGATTGTCCGCGCTCAGACCGCGCCCAAGCGTGCGACGTTGAGCAACGGGCGAACCATCGTCATTGAGTCAGGAGCTATGAATGGCTGATCTAACCGGACAGGTCGGAGAACTGCGCATGTCTGTGCAGGTCATCCGCAAGGCAACAGGGGCGGTCGAGAACTATGAAGTTGTCGGCGCTGCAACGAAAGAACAGGCCGAAGCTCTCGGCGCAGTGATGGCTGATGAAGCCGAGAAGAAAGAGGACTGATCATGGCAGTGACCCACACCACCGCAATTCGCAACGGCGCGACCGACTATGTGACCGGGCAGCTTGGCGCATCTCCGCGCCTTGCATTTCGTCTGACCGGCACTGTCGGCTCTCCTGGCACCGTCGTCGCCACCCTTGTGATGAGCGCGACCCCGTTCGGCGCTGCTTCGTCTGGCACTGCGACGGCCAACGCTATCACGTCAGACACGAACGCAACCGGCAATGCCTCGCCTGTGGCGACTGCGACCCTTCAAACGTCGGGTGGCACGGTGTGTGTTCATTGCGCTGTGGCCGCATCCGGTTCGGACATCAACATGACCAACGGGCTGACGGTGGCCGCTGGCGATACGGTGTCCTGCTCCAGTCTGACCTATACCGCGCTATCGGCGTAACAGGGGGCTAAATGCCCAGCGTACTCAGCGTAGTTACGCTCAACATTGCCAGCGCGTCACCGGGTGCACTGGCGATCACGGTTCCGAGCGGTGCGCAGGGTGTAGTTGTTCTCCTGCGTGGGCAGTTTGATGCGTTCACCGTATCGAGCAGCTTTTCGAGCTCGTTCACCATCACGCCGTCTGGAGGTGCTGCACCTGTAGTGGTGGCGACGGCGCAGGTTTCGGCGACAGGCAGCCAGACGATCACACCGTCGTATGGTTCTTACATCGCAGAGGGCGCGGCATTCTTTGTCGCATTCGTTGACGGGATTGACAACACATCGACTGCCACATGGGTGCGCGCAGTCGCGGCATCGAGCAGTTCTTCTCAGACCATTGCCAGTACCACCACCGATCTGGTGTTGGCGATGGACAACTGGTACACCGGGGATAGCGGAACGCCGGGACCGCCGCCCAATGAGAGCGGTTGGACATCGTTAGGAACGCACGAGTACAACAACATTGCGGGTCGTTTGCGCAGTGCAAACAGCCCTGGTGCGAGTACCACGACAGCCACGGCGCAGACGGGTTCGGGTGGCGCGTTCTCCGCGATGGCGGAGATTTCGATCATCGCCACGGCCGGGGGCACAACGCACGCCACGTCTGGTGTCCTGACAGGTCAAGGCTCGGCAATAACCGGATCGGCTGCCAGAACCCGGGCGCATGCTTCTAGTGGCGCGCTTTCTGGTCAAGGTTCATCGATTGTTGGATCGGCGGCGAGAACTCGCGCCCATCCAACGTCTGGAGCGTTGACCGGACAGGGTTCTTCGGTTGCGGGAAGTGCAGCGAGAACGAGAGCGCATCCATCATCCGGCGCGCTGGTAGGTGGGGGGTCGAGTATTGCAGGTACGGCGAGCCGGACGCGGGAGCACCCGTCGTCTGGTTCACTGGTCGGACAGGGATCGTCGGTAACGGGGTCGGCTGATCGGCAGGGCGCGGCGAATGTCCATAGCACGTCGGGTGTACTGACTGGCTCAGGTTCTGCGCTGAGTGGTTCTGCAAACCGCATCCCGAACCATTCGACCTCTGGCGCGCTGGTTGGTCAAGGTTCAGCGGTATCAGGTACAGCAGCGCGATTCCGGGCGTTTTCGTCGTCCGGCGCATTGACGGGGCAGGGGTCTGCAATAGCAGGCTCTGCGGCTCGTATCGCCGGTCCTGTGAGCCATGCAACGGCGGGTGTATTGGTCGGGTCTGGGTCGCAGATCAATGGGTCTGCGGCGAGAACTGGTCCAGCGGTTACGCACGACACGTCTGGGGCATTGGTTGGGCAAGGCTCGATCATCACGGGCGTAGCGAACGAGCCAGAAACGCTATCCGCTGGGTTTCTCTGGATGCTGCGGCGTCAGAGAGACATGGAAGAGGCTCTAAGGAATGTTCCTGAGCCTGTTGCCGAGGTCATCAAGGCTGAAGCACCGAGAGTCATTGAAAAGCCCAAAACCCAAGCGAGGAATGAACTTCGCCGGTCTCTGGAGCAGGAGAACTTGCCATATCGAGCGGCCTACACACAGGCCCTCGAAAGACTGGTGCAACAACTGCGCCAGGAGAGGGAAGACGACGAGGAAGAAGAAGCAATAGCCGAGGCATTGCTCTACGTCCTGTGATCACGCCGTAAGGCCGCACGCCGAAGCGCATTCGGTACGGGTCCTAGACCCTCCTTTAACGAAGGTAAACCATGCCTGACGAACTGTTGGCAGGGCAAGACACGCCCGCGAGTAGCGAAGTTCAACCAACTGCACCTGCGCAGACCAACGCAGGAACTGATGCCACGGGCGCGGAGACCGATGGCACTGAAAGACAGCCTCCGAACGAGCCGAAAACCTACTCTGAAGAAGAGTTGCAGGATCGGATCGAACGTGCATCAGCCAAGGCAGCCGCCAAGGCCGAGCGCAGGGCATTGCGAGAAGCGACCGAGCGGTTGAACCGAGCAGCGCAGTACCAGCAGCCGACCCAACCGCAAGGAGATGGACGTCCTCAGCGCGATCAATTCGCGTCTGATGCTGACTACATCGAATCGCTGACGGACTGGAAGTTGGAGCAGCGAGACAAGACCGTCAAGCAGGAAAAGCAGCAGGAGCAATTGCGCTCCATGCACCAGAAGACAGAAAAGATCTATGCCGAGGCCGAGAAAGCCCCGGGGTTTGATCGTGATGACTTCGAGTCTCTGCCACTGACACCAGCGATTGCGCAAGCGATCACTGATTCGGATGTGGCGGCAAAGCTCATGGTGTACATGGCCGCAAATCCCGCAGAAGTGGACCGCATCACCGCCCTGAGCCCGGCCCGACAGGCTGCTGAGATCGGCAAGCTGGAAACCCGGCTTTCCACCACCGCGAAACCGCCAAAGACCCCGGCTCCTATCGATCCGGTTGGCGGTGGAGAAAGCCCCGTGAAGTCGCTGCAGAACATGAGTGCCGAAGAGTACTACCAGGCACGACTGAAGCAAAAGCCTCACTGGGCACGGTAACCAAGTACGGCCTCACCGTCGAGAGACGTCGGGCCACCTTCATCAACTTTCTAACGCTGAGAAGCGCCGAAAGGAATCGACATGACCAACACTCTGGTCACTTGCAGCATCGTCGCGAAAGAATCGCTGGCGATCCTCAAGAACATGCTCTCGTTCTCCAAGAACGTGAACCGTGATTGGGAGCAGGAGTTCACCTCCAACATGTCCCGTGGCTACGCTCCGGGCAACACCATCAACATCAAGCGTCCTCCGCGCTACACCTACCGTGCTGGTCGTGTCTCTGTTCCGCAGGCAACTGTGGAAACGACCGTCCCGCTGGTGCTGTCGCAAGGTGGTACTGATCTGAACTTCACCGCCAATGAGCGCACCCTGTCGCTCACGAAGCTCGAAGACAAGATCACCGCTGCTGTTGCCACCGTGGCCAACGAGATCGACCGTCAGGGCCTGCAAGCCGCACACTACTCGGTGTACAACACACTGAACGGTGCCGGCGCACTGCCGACCTCTGCGGCCAACGCAATCGCTGCGATGACCCAGTTGGGGCAACGACTGGACGAGATGGCCGCTCCCCGCGACCGTCGCCGCGCCATGATCGCAAACCCGGCTCTGAACGCTGCGCTGGTGCAAGGTTTTGGCGGGTACTTCAACAACCCGTCCAAGATCACCGAGCAGTTCAACTCGGGCATGCTGTCTGACTCGTTCGGTTTCATCACCGGCATGGATCAGAACGTAGACATCCACACCAACGGTGCGGCCACGGCAACGAACATCAGCGGCGCAGGTCAGACCGGATCGAGCATCACGGTTGTGGCAGTCGCTGCCGGTACGCTGACCAAGGGCACTGTGATCACGCTTCCCGGCGTGTTTGCGGTCAACCCGCAGTCCCGCGTCTCCACTGGTGCGCTGATGAACTTCGTGGTGACTGCCGATGTGGCTCAAGGTGCGACCTCGATCCCAATCAGTCCCGCCATCGTTCCGACCGGCGCGTTCCAGAACGTCTCGGCCTCGCCGACCACTGGTCAACCCTACGTCATCGTGGGCTCTGCATCGACCTCGTACAACACGAACGTGGCCTATCACAAGGACGCGTTCACGCTGGCGATGGTTCCGATGTGGGCACCTCCAGGTGGCAAGGGGGTGATCGATGTGGCTCAGGAGACCATGGATGGTTTCACCATCAAGGTCACCGAGTTCTACGACGGCATCAACGACAACTCCATCATGCGTCTTGACGTGCTGTTCGGATGGGCTGCGACCTATCCCGAACTGGCATGCAAGTACTACACGGTGCTGAGCTAAACCACTGAAAGGACACACATCATGTCTGTGACTCTCATTCGTGCCTACGGCGGTTCCGCTGCCGGCCAAACCCTTGAACTGTCGCAAGAGCTGGAAGCGGCTCTGATCGCTCAAGGTCTGGCCTCGGCTGCCACTGCCAATACGTCTTCGTCTGGTGCCCAGACGCAGAACACCTACGGCGGCATGGCGACCATCCCAATCGGCGCATCCTCGGTTGTGATCACCAATTCTCTGGTGAACGCAAACAGCGTCGTGATGGCGGTGGTTTCTCAAGCCGCTGCTGATGGCACGTTGCTGCGCGTCGAACGCGTGGTGCCTGCTGCTGGGTCGTTCACGATCTACGGCACGGCTGCCGCGACGGCTGCGACGGTGGTGACCTGGGCAATCCAGTCGCCTCCCACTGGCACTCCCGCTCCTTGAGCTTGATGTGCAAAGAGAAGGCCCCTTCGGGGGCCTTTTCCATTCAGGGGATGTGATGTGACGACCGCTCTAGACATCATCAAACGCGCCATGCGCCAGCTAGGCGTTTTGCCCGAGGGTGAAACACCCAGCGCCCAGCAAAGTGCTGATGGTCTTTCCGTGCTCAACCAGTTGATGGCCTCGCTCGGGAATGCCTCGCAGATGATCTATGCACAGTCGTTAGATCAGATTCCCTTGGTGACGAACCAAGCGGCCTACACCATCGGTCCTACGGGCTCGTTCGTGACACAACGGCCCGTGAAGATTCTGGCCTCGTCGTTCCTGACGTATCAGGGGGTCTCGTATCCCCTCGTGGCGTGGAACCTGTCTGATTACAACCAGATCACCGTCAAGACCATTGGCGGGATTCCAACGGGTTTCTGGGCCTTGATGGATTTTCCGGACATCACCGTGACATTCTGGCCGCTGCCGTCCCAATCTCCCATGGTGTTCAACATGTGGTCTCTCAAGCAGATCACCGAGTTCACCAGCCTCACCCAACAATTGGACATGCCACCTGGGTATGACCGGGCGCTGAGTCTTCTGCTTGGGATCGACCTCGCGCCGGAATTTCTTGTAGAGCCGACTCCTACTCTTTTGCGGAATGCCAGTCAGGCCAGAAAGCTACTGAAGCGCACGAACGCGCAGATTCCACGTCTCGTGATGCCCTACGGCATCCCGGACAACAGCACCTATCTTGACTGGCGGTCGCTGTAATGCTCAACCCGGTCCCTCTTTTTGGCATTGGAAACAAGGCCAGGTCTGTTGTCGTCTCTGCACAAGAGAGGCTGAACGTCTACGTTGAGTTGAACGACGACCCGGAGAAACAGGTGATCACCATGTATCCCCGCCCGGGGCTGGTGACGGCGGTTGATTTCGGGGCTTTTCCGTCCCGTGGCGTGTGGCAGAAGGGCGACTTTCTCTACGTGGTCAACCGCAACAAGCTCTATCGCGTTGCGAATGACGGCGCAACGACTGAGTTAGGTACGCTGGATACGGCGTCCGGTCGAGTGGACATGTCGGACAACGGCATTCAGCTGATCATCGTTGACGGGGCGAATGGGTACATCCTGACTTTCGCGACGAGTGCCTTTGCAAAGATCACCGATCCTGATTTCCCCGGTGGGGATACGGTCACGTTCCTGAATCAGCGATTCATCGTCAACGACCCGGATTCAGGCCGGTTTTACTGGTCCGCTCTGCTCGATGGATCGGCATGGGACGCGCTGGACTATGCGACGGCTGAAGCCTCTCCGGACGATCTTGTCAGGGTGTTTGCTGAAGCCGGTCAGTTGTATCTTGCGGGCACCAACACGACGGAAATCTGGGGCGATTCTGGAGCGGCTGATCAGGCATTTGTGAAGATCGGCGGTGGAGCGGTGGAATGGGGTCTGGCTGCTCGCTGGTCCCTCGTGAAATACATGGACTCCATGGCTTTCCTGAGAAAGAACAGGCTGGGCCAGGTTCAGGTTTGTGTGATGGCCGGGTCTGTTGCTCAGCCCATCTCAAACCCACAGATCGAAGTCGAATTCACGTCATATGGCGATGTGTCGAACGCCACGGCGCTGGCTTACATGGTCAATGGGCACGCGTTCTATCAGATCAACTTCCCCACGGTCGGGAAAACGTGGATGTACGACGCGCAGTCCAAAGCGTGGAGCGTGCTTGAGTCGTTCGGTGGAATGCATCGGGCATCGATGTCTGCCCAACTTCTGGGGTCGATCTACGCGGCCGACTATGAGAACGGCAAGCTCTACAAGATCGAGCCTGCTGTGTTGACGGACGACAGCCAGCCGATCGTTCGCGAGTTCACGTCCCGTCATCAGTCCATTGGTGACTTCACCCGGGTCTCTGAGTTGTGGCTTGAGATGCAGCCCGGCGTCGGGAATCAGACGGGTCTTGGTGTGGACCCGCAAGTGATGATGAAAGTCTCACGGGATGGCGGGAACACCTACGGGAATGAGTTGTGGACGTCCATCGGGAAAGTGGGCGAGTACAAAACCCGCGCTGTGTGGCGTCGATTGGGTCAAGCAAGAGACTGGATATTTAGGTTCAGGGTCACTGACCCCGTGGTGTCGGTGTTCGTGGCCGCATGGGCGAGGGTGACCAAGTGAGTTTCGATTTCCCCTCCAACGACCCATTGCTAGACCCGCAGGGCAAGTCGTATCGCACATGGCTTCAGTGGTTCAACTGGGTCCATTTGACGATTCAGGCCGTGAGACAGGCAGGCCCTACCGCTGAGAGGCCGACAAATCTTCTCTGGATCGGTCGGGCCTTCTATGACACGACGTTGAACAAGCCCGTCTATGTCGCTCAGGTCCGACCGACCATCATTTGGCGTGATGCCGCAGGGGTTACGGTTTGATCTCCTACAAGTTCGATCTGGCCACCATGAAACCCGTGGTGACGATGCGCGAGAAGGTGCAGAGGCTGGAAAAGTCCATGTACTCGATGCCGCAAGCTGAATGTCCTGTCCGGCACTACTTCGCCAATGGCATGTATGCCCGTGAAATCACGATCCCCAAGGGCGTGACGCTGGTCGGGGCGATTCACAAGATGGAGAACCTCGCCATTCTGTCCAAGGGCAGGTTGGAACTGGTGACGGATGAGGGGACTGTGACGCTTGAGGCGCCTTGCACCGTGACGGTGAAGCCCGGAGCGAAGAACGCCGCCCTTGCATTGGAAGAGTCGGTGTGGACGAACTTCCTCCCGAATCCTGACAACGAGACCGACACCGATAGGTTGGTGGAGGTCTTCACGCATTCCAAAGCCTCCGAACTGCTCGGCGGCAAAGACAACCCTCAATTGATCGCTCAGCGTGAGCGCGAGAAACTGGAGAACTGACTATGGCTTTCGGACTATCAGCGGGCGCGGTGGCCGCGATTGGCACGGTCGGCGGCGCGCTCATTTCTGCCGATGCGGCAGACAACGCTGCCGATTCTCAGAGGGACGCGGCCAATCGAACGAACGCCACCAACCTTGCCACGTCACAGCGCCAGCAAGACCTGCAAGCGCCTTTCCACGAATCGGGCGTACTTGCCAACAATCGCCTTCTTCAGTTGCTTGGTCTGGACCGTGGTTACGACACCGATGTGTATGACCAGATTTACAGAGACTTGCGGGCACAGGCCAGCGCACGCGAAGCCCAATCGAGTGGGTACACGTTCGACAACATGCCCGCATGGGCGGCTGGTGATGTGGCTGCCGCTGAAAAGAGACTGAAGGATCAGGCTCTCCAACAAGCGAAGGCCCAATATTCGGCAAACCCGCAGGAGCAACCCGGCGACTTCGGTTCGCTGCTGAAGAAGTTTTCCATGGAAGACTTCGAAGCCGACCCGGGTTATCAGTTCCGCATGGATGAGGGCATGCGCGGTGTTGAAGGCTCAGCGGCTGCGCGTGGTGGTCTTCTCTCCGGGGCCGCTTTGAAGGCCATCCAGAAATACGGCCAAGGCCTCGCCTCGCAGGAGTACGGCAACGCATACAGCCGATACACCAATGACCAGAACAACACCTATAACAAGCTCGCCGGCTTGGTGAACTCTGGGCAGGGCGCGACCAACCAGATGAGCAACAGTGCCGGGCAGTTCGCACAAAACAACGCGAATGCTCTTGGATCGCTCGGGAACTCGCAGGCTGCAGGGTATATCGGTCAGGCCAACGCCATCAACAACGGCATCGGTCAGGCCGTTGACATCTATCAGCAGAACCAGTTGATGAACCTTATCCGCAATCCGGCAAGCTCTGGCGCCTCAAGCTGGTACACGGGCAATCAAGGAATGGGTAGCTGATATGGCACAACTCGATCCCAGCATCATTCTCGGCGCTCGTCAGCCTAAGATCGAAAGCCCGGTCAACAACCTTGCCCGCCTGCTTCAGGTGCAAGGTGCGCAACAGGCCAATCAACTGAATCAGTTGAAGATGGATGAATACCGGTCTGGCGTGGAGCGGAAGAACAAACTTGCTTCTTTGCTTAGTGGTCAGTATGACTCGCCTGAGGCGCGGGAATCTGCGCTCTTGCAAGGAGGCTTCATGGACGAGGCGACCAAGCTGGGCACTGATCGTCGAGCCAATCAAAAGTCTGATCTTGAGATTGATTCATCACGCCAAAAGCTGGCGACCGAGCGCTATGACACTTTCAAAAAGACGATTGGTGCACTTTCGCAGCGTCAAGACCTGAGCAAGGATCTTGTCATGCAGACGGGACAGGAACTCGTGGCGGCAGGGGTCATCCCGGCTGCGCTGTATCAGGCATCTCTTGCCAACATGCCCGACGATCCGAACCAGCTTCGGCAGCGTCTGCGGGATGGGGTGGCCGCTCAAATGGCACCCGACAAGATGCTTGAGTTTTTTGCTCCGAAAGCAACGCAGATCGACAGTGGTCAACAGATCATGTTCCGGGATACCAACCCGAACAGCCCGACTTTCGGTCAGAACGTGGGCGGCGCTCCTGTCCAGAAGATGCAAACGCCTGACAGCATCGCGAGCAACGCGACGACCCGGCGCGGTCAGAACATGACCGATGCACGCGCACGAGAGAAAAACCAGATCGACAAGGATGCCATTGGCAAGGTCGAGTGGAAGCAGGGTGTCAATGGTGAGTGGGTCGGTCTTCCGAAAGAAGTCTCCACGAAAGGCCCTGTGACACCCGTCATGACGACCGTACCAGGCAAGCGCGAGACGCAGGCCAACAACGCGATCAACATCCTTGATGAGGCTGAGAAGCTGATTGACACGGCTACGGGCAGCTATCTTGGCGTGGCCGTCGATGCTGGTGCGCGAGCATTCGGCGGGTCGTTTGAATCTGGCGACGCAGTGGCCCAGCTCCAAGCGCTTGAGGGCGCATTGATGATGGCCCAACCTCGCATGGAAGGCCCTCAGTCTGATAAAGACGTAATGCTTTATCGCCAGATGGCTGGCCGCATCGGCGATCCAACCGTGCCTGCATCGCAGAAGAAGGCTGCCATCAAGACCATCAAGTCGATCCATGGCAAGTACGCCAATCCATCAGGCGGCTCCAACATCGATGCTCTTCTTGACAAGTACAAGTAATGGCTACGCTCGAACAACTCCAATCCGCTCTGGTGAAGGCTGACGCGGCCGGCGATGTCGAGGCTGCGCGTGCGTTTGCCGGTGAAATCCGCCGCATGCGGAGTTCTGCACCGTCCCCTGAGTCCGCCACCAAGCCCAAGGAAGAGTCCACATTTGAGACCTATCGAAATGGCTTGGCGTCTGGGCCAATCAATCTGTATCTCGGTGCGAAGCAAATGCTGGGTGGCCTTAGCCCTGAAGAGCAGAGCATCTATGCGCAAAACAAAGAGTCGGAGAAGAAGGCTCCGGGCACTTCATTTCTGTCGAATGTCCTGACCACTGTTCCCACGATGTTGATTCCTGGAGTCAACACGGTTGCTGGTGCTACAGCTGTCGGGGCTGGACTGGGCGCACTGCAACCGGTCGGTGGCGAGCAGACCGCTGGAAACATTGTTCGTGGCAAATTGACGAATGCAGCGATTGGTGGGGCAGTTGGCGGGGCATCGCAGTTTACCGCCGACAAGATTGGTTCTGCGGTGCGCAATCGACTGGCGACATCTACCGCCGATGCACAGGCAACAGCTTCTCGCAACTCACTGCGTGATGCCGCCCTTTCCGAAGGTAGAGACGCCGGGTATGTGGTTCCTCAATCACAGGTGCAACCCACCTTCCTGAGCAATCGTGTTGAAAGCCTCGGCGGAAAGGCCGCTGTCAAACAGGAGGCATCAATACGCAACCAGGAAGTCACGAACGCACTGGCAAGGAAAGCCCTTGGCATAGCCGATGATCAGCCGATTTCACAGGGCGCGCTGGAAGGCATACGAAAGACATCGGGCGATGTTTATGCCGAGGTGGCCAGCTTGTCACCAATTGCCAAGCAAGACTTGGAGGCCTTGAAGGTCGCCCGCAATGAGGCTCAAGGCTGGTTTACGGCATACAACCGGTCAGCGCGACCAGATGATCTCGCAAAGGCGAAAGCTGCGCGCGAGCTTTCTGACATGCTTGAGAAGTCCCTTGAGGCCGAGGCTGTGACGGCTGGACGAACAGACCTTATCCCCAAGCTGATCAATGCCAGAAAACAAATTGCCAAGACCTATACGGTAGAGCGCGCCTTGAACAAGGCGACTGGTGACGTGTCTGCCCCTGTGTTGGGGAGGTTGGTCGACAAAGGAAAACCGCTATCAGACGGACTCGATGTCATCGGCCGATTCAATCAGTCGTTCCCGCAAGTTACCCGCCCCGCAGCCGGCACACAAGCGCCCGGCGTGAGCTTCTTTGAGCCTGTGACGGCGGGCGTGGCTGGAATGATGGGGCATGCTGCAACAGGCAGTCAAATGGGTCTTTTGGCGGCTGGCGTGCCTCTATTGCGAGGCCCCGCCAGATCGCTGGCTTTGTCTGGACCTATGCAATCCGCCCCTACCTACGGAACAAATCGATTGCTGCAACTGGCGGGCGGTGCTCAGCCGGAGACCATCAACGCGCTTGCCCGAATGATCGGCATGGGAGGTGCCGCATCCCTAGCGGCAGAGTGAGTCTTTAGGCCCCCATCGATGCTTGAGCAGGGCGTTTTTCAATCGCCCCTCAGGCATCCACTTGTGAACCATCCAACGAATTCCTAGGCAGAACCCGCCAAGGAACAGCAGTGCGAATAGCGGCTTAAGAGCCACAGCTAGAGCCCAAGTCATCCCGAAATTCTAAGGCCCCGCCCTCAAAAGCGGGGCTTTTTCTTTTGGAGCACCCATGCCCCTGTACCTAAGCCCTGTCTGCAACGGTCAGACGTTCGACGCCAATGGAGACCCGCTGACCGGTGGCCAGATCGAAATCTATCTGGCTGGCTCGTCCACCCCGGCAGCGACATTCACTGACGACACCGGTTCCACGCCGCAGTCAAACCCGATCATCCTGAATTCGCTTGGCTACCCCACTCTTGGTTCGATCTGGCTCACGGGTGGACTTTCGTACAAGTTCATCATCAAGAATTCCCTTGGCGTCACGCTGCGCACTATTGATGACATTTCCGGGATCAACGATGCCTCGGTGAGTCAGTCTGAATGGGTGGAGTCGGGATTTACCCCGACATACATCAGCGCAACGTCATTCAGCGTGCCGGGCGATCAGACGATGATTCTCCAGATCAATCGTCGGGTTCGGACCACGAACACATCGGGTCTTGTCTACTCCACGATCAGCAATTCGGTGTTTGCTGCGGGGATCACCACGGTAACCCTGACCAACGACAGCACGACGCTGGACGCCGGCCTGTCACTTGTGGCTTATGCGCTTCTGGCGGCTGATCCTCTATCGGTCCCGAACCTGCCCGGCTCGAAGATTTCCGGACTGATCACCTCCACCGGTTTGACGATGAGCACGGCGCGTGTTCTCGGTCGGACCACGGCATCTACCGGGCCAATTCAGGAGCTTGATGGAACCACCGTCCAGACGTTGCAGCCCATCAACCAGGTGCGTGTTGATGTTGCCTCGGCCTCCACGGTCAACCTCACCACATCGGCTCCGAATACCGACCACATCAACATCACCGGCACAGTCACCATCAACGGTTTCACGATTGCTGCCGGTCGAACGATCTTTGTTCGATTCAGTGGCTCCCTTCCTCGCTTGGTGGTACGGCAAAAACGGAGGTTGAAATGAAAGTCTCATTCGTTGAAGACATCAAATACGTGTGGAAGTACAGCACTGCTGTGATCGCTTATCTGGCGGCGAGCTTCGGTGGCTTCTGGCTCACGCTGACCGAGCAACAAAGGCTTGATCTTCTTGGCCTTGTTGGCATCACGCCCAGCATGTTTGCCGGCCTGAGCGTCATCGGTCTGGCCATTGCATTCATGACCGCTCGCGGGACAAAAATCGAGTTCAAGCCGCCGAAGCGCGATGAAGCCTGACCCTATCGACCTGGCCTTGCAGCACATCCAGCACAGGTGCCGCGTCTCATGGTCTGAGAACGAAATCATTGCTCTGATCGAGACAGTGCGGCAGATGAGAAAGCAGGAGTCCAGCAAGTCGGTGGAGCTGAAGGTTGTCGATCTAACAAGGGTCGACCCGGGCATGAATGAAAGGTGGGGGTGATGATTCCTGACCATGTACGAAGCGCCGTGAGTAAGGCGCTTTTTTCATTGCCGTCAGCGATGACCAGTCCAGAGGCTAGGTTGATGCTCTACGCCATCGGCCTGCAGGAAAGCCGGTTCACCCATCGGTTCCAGATCGTTCAAGGCCGACCAGGTGCGAAAGGTCCGGCCCGTGGCTTCTGGCAGTTTGAGCGTGGTGGCGGGTGCAAAGGTGTTGTTGAACAT